AGGGCCGATCTCTCCCCGTAAGATGAAAAACCCCAAGGGGGTATCGATGGCCCTCCGTGAAGCAACTCCTGACGACATCCCATCGCCCCCACTGACCGTCACGCAGGCTCTCGACGCCACTGCGCGCGACGTTCTCGTGGCGACCCGCCTCCTGCTCGCCCAGTCGCTCGAGCAGGGCAAGGTCTCGTCGAATGCGATGTCGACCGTGGCCCAGAAGATCGTCGACTTCGACCGCCAGATCCGCGCGATCGACGACGCGGCCAAGTCGGAGGAGCAGCGTCGTGGCGACTCTCGCACCCGTCGATCGTTCAACGCTTCGGCTCTCTGAGGTAGCTCGGCATGTCGTGATCCCTGAGGGGATCGTCGACTCCCTGTGGTACGACGTCGTCGAGCGCTGCGAAGAGTTCGGTGACACCTTCGATGCCTGGCAGGACGGTCTAGGCGAGGCCATCCTCGGAGTCCGTGCTGATGGCATGTTCGCGGCCACGGTCGGTGGCGTCACGATGTCGATTCCTCGGCAGGTCGCGAAGACGTTCATCGTGGGCCGGATCTGCATCGCCTTGTGCACGCTGTACCCGAACCTCACGGTCATCTGGACGGCCCACCGGACTCGTACGGCGACACGGACGTTCCAGTCCCTCAAGGCTGTGGCGATGCGCCCGGGAGTCGCCGGCTACCTGCGCCCCGGAAGCAACAACGGCACGGCGATCCGGGACACGAACGGCGAGCAGGCGATCCCGTTCGTGAACGGGTCTGAGATCCTGTTCGGAGCTCGCGAGGGCGGCTTCGGTCGCGGCTTCGATGAGGTAGACATCGAGGTCTTCGATGAGGCGCAGATCCTCGGCGTGAAGGCGCTCGAGGACATGGTCGCGGCGACGAACCAGACCCGGTTCGAGTTCGGCGCACTGCTGTTCTACATGGGCACCCCACCGCGGCCGACAGACCCCGGCGAGGTGTTCACCGAGCGCCGCGACGATGCACTCCATGCCAAGCAGACAGTCGGTAGTGCAGACTTCGGCCCTGTCGTCCAGCACGGGGATGCCCTGTACGTTGAGTGCTCGGCGGACGTCAATGTGGGACACAAGGACGGCCCAGGGCTCGACGACCCGAAGCAGGTCGAGAAGGCGAACCCGTCGTACCCGCACCGCACCCCGCCCGTCTCGGTCAAGAGGCTCCGCAAGAACCTCCTCGGCGACGACGCGTGGCGACGTGAGGGTCTGGGCGTGTGGGATCCGCGCGCGACGTCCCGCATCGTGATCCAGGCGAAGCCGTGGGCGGACCTCAAGGCCGACAAGCCGGGATCGCAGCCGGTCGCGTATGGGGTGAAGTTCTCCCCTGATGGCAACCGTTGCGCGATCGCCGTCGCACTGCGCGACGGAGACTCAATCTGGTCTGAGGTCGCTTGGTACGGCGCTACCGACGTGGCGGCCGTGGCTGACTGGCTGACTGATGGGGAGCGATGGCGGAAGGTCTCGCACATCGCCATCGATGGGAAGACGGGCGCCCCGTTGCTGCTCGAGAATCTGCGCCGCAAGAAGGTCCATAGTCGCCGCCTTGTAGCGCCGACGGTCGACCAGGTGACCGCAGCACATCAGGGCTTCCTTGAAGCGGTCCAGCGCAAGTCGTTCCACCACTCGATGCAGCCAGGTCTCACGCAGGCAGTCGGATCGGCCGGCAAGAGGTTGATCGGCACGCGGGGCGGTTGGGGCTGGGAGCAGGTCGGAGAGGCCGACATCACGCCGCTCGAAGCGGTGACATTCGCCCATTGGGCGGCATCCATGGCGAAGCGACGGACAACAACAGCCATGCCGCGACGGATCAACTGAGGGGGTGGGAATGGCGACGCCGACGACCCCCGAGGAGTGGTTCCCGATCCTGACCGCGCGTCTCGATGCGGCCCAGCCGACGATCTCACTGCTACGCTCGTACTCGAACGGCAACGCGCCGCTGCCCGAGATGGGCAAGAACACGGCAGCCACGTGGTTGGCGTTCCAGCGGAAGTCGCGCACGAACTATGGCGGCATCGCGTGCCAGTCGCATGCGAACCGGATCCGTATGCGTGGCGTCCGCGTCGGATCTGACGACAAGTCGCCCGCGTCAGAGGCGCTGCGTCGGATCGCCCGCGACAACCGGCTACCGATGGTCATCGGTGACGCGGTGCGGAACATGCTCTCGGCTCGCCGCGGGTACCTCGTGGCTGGCGTGGATGGAGACGGCAAGGCGCTGCTGACCTCGGAGATGCCCGAGCAGTTCTACGCCGAGCCTGACCCGGTTCGTCCGTGGCGCGCACGTGCGGCTGTGAAGGTGTACCGCGACACGATCGCCGAGGTCGACTATGGCCTCGCATGGGCAAATGGTCAGCGGCAGTGGTTTACGCGTCCCTCGCGGACCGTGAACGGGAGTCAGACGACGATCCCACTGGCCGCGTCCGGCAGTGACTGGACGGCTGGCCCGATCGAGTCCTACGTCGGCAGCATGCCCGTGTGGATCTTCGACCGCGCCGACGGCATGGGCCTGATCGAGCCGCACCTCGATGTCATTGACCGCATCAACCTCGGCAAGCTGCAGCGGTTGTGCATCACGGCCATGCAGGCATTCCGTCAGCGCGCACTCAAGAAAGAGATGGATGCCGAACTCCCCGAGAAGGATGAGGCCGGAAATCCAATCGACTGGAAGAAGGTCTTCGAGCCGGCTCCGGGTGCCCTATGGGATCTTCCCGAGGGTATCAACATCTGGGAGTCCCAGCCGTCCGACATTCGTCCCCTACTGGATGCTGAGAAAGCCGACGCGCGCGACTTCGCAGGCGTCTCAGGGACGCCCGTCTCGATGCTGCAGCCCGACTCCGCCAACCAGTCGGCGACGGGCGCGGCAGCGACCACCGCGCAGCAGGTAGACGCGTGCCAGTCCGACATCGACCGTATCCGCCTCGCGGTCGCCGCATGCTTGGTGACGGCGTTGGAGATCGAGCGCGTGCCGTTCGGTGGCGAGACGATCGAGGCTGACTTTGAGAACCCGGCATGGGTGACGCTGGCCGAGAAGATGGACGCTTACTCGAAGGCGATCGCCGCGGGCATGTCTATCGGAATGGCCCAGAAGACCTACCTCGGATGGTCACAGGAGCAGATCGACGAGGATGAGCGGAACCGGAACCGGGCCGCCGCGACCGCTGCGATGACCGCGTTCGCCGGACAGCCGAAGGGCGCCCAGCCCGTCTCCGATGCGGTAGCCCAGTCTGAGGATGTCAAGGCTAAGGCCGACGCTATGGGCGTCCTCATCCGGGCGGGCGTCGAGCCTGATGCTGCTGCGATGCAGGTCGGCCTCAACGGCGTGAAGTTCCGCGCCGGAGTCATGCCGGCATCGCTCGTCGCTAGGGATACGGCGAATGCCGGACCTCCAGTCGGTTGATCGTGTCCGCCGCTCGCTGAACGGGCTCTCGGCCGAAGCCCGGACGGCACTCGAGGAGATCTGGGCGCAGTTCGGTACCGATCGAGTCTTCGCCAGTCAGGCCCTCGTCGACCTGTGGCTATCGCTGATCGAGACGTACGGGAACATGGCCGCATCGATGGGTGCCGCGCAGTTCGAGGCATGGGCCGTCGAGCTCGGACTGACGCCGAGGGTGCAACCGGTCGCCGGAGTTGACCCGGAGCGTGCCACGGCGAGGCTCCGTTGGGCGCTGTCGACGCCGGCCCAATTGGGCAACGCGGTCGTGCTGCTCGACGAGCTCGTGAAACAACCATTCCGATCGGTCATCCAGAAGTCGGCCGGCCCATCGGGTGGCGCATGGGCTCGAGTTCCGACCGGCGCCGAGACGTGCGCGTTCTGCCTGATGCTCGCCTCTCGAGGAGCCGCCTACCAGACGGCGCACACCGCTGGGCAGGACCGCAAGTACCACGGCGACTGCGACTGCATCCCGACGCTGGTCCGTGGCCCCGAGGACTTCCCCCAGGGCTACGACCCCGTCGCGCTGTTCGACATCTACAGCGAAGGCGCCTACCAGGCCGACAGCGGCCAGCCCAAGCCGATCCTCGCAGCTATGCGACAGATCACTGGCGGTAACTGACTTCCCGGACCCGACAGGGGAACGGGGCTACCCGACATGGGATGGAGAACCCAAGCATGACCGCACCTGTGAACGAAACCCCGCAGGCCACCGCCGCGGAAGCCAAGCCTGAGCCGACCCCGGTCGCCAAGCCCGACATGGGCGACACGACCGACTGGAAGGCTGAGGCGGAGAAGTGGAAGGCGCTCAGCCGAAAGCACGAGGACGCCGCGAAGACCGCCAAGGACGCCGCGACGCAGGCCCAGAAGACGATCGATGATCGCGTGGCCGACCTCGAGACCAAGCTGAGCGCGGCCGACATGCGCGTTCTCAAGCAGGAAGTCGCTGCAGAGAAGGGCATCCCGGCCGATCTCCTGAGCGGCTCGACCGTTGAGGAACTGACCGCATCCGCCGACAAGCTCCTGGCCTTCCGTGGGCCGACCGTACCGCCTGCCGTCGTACCCCCCGCAACGGGCCAGGGCAACGTCGGAACGTCGGTCGCTGCGGGCGCCAAGCAGGTCACCGAGGCCGAGCTCGCCTCCATGAACCCCGAGCAGATCCAGAAGGCCCTTGAGGACGGCCGCCTGGCGTCAGTGCTGGGGCAGAAGACCAACTGACACCCTGACAAGAAAGGCCCATCATGGCCATCACCAACTTCCGACCCACCATCTGGCACGCGTCGCTGCTGACCAACATGCACCAGGACACGTTCGTCATCGGCACCCTCAACAAGGACTACGAGGGCGACATCGCGAACGGCGGCGAGACCGTCAAGATCACCGGCTTCACGCAGCCGACGATCGGCACCTACTCCGGCTCGATCACGCGCCAGGCGCTCACCGACTCCTCGCAGTCGCTGCTCATCGACCAGAAGCGCTACTACGCGTACCTGGTCGATGACGTCGACAAGGTCCAGGCGGCAGGCTCGTTCGCACCCGTCCAGGCCGACGCCGCTCAGGGGCTCGCGGACGTCGCCGAGGACTACGTCCTCGCTCAGATGCTCGCCAACGGAACCTCGGCGGGCACGACCGCCGTCACGACCTACGCCCTCGCGGACACGGCCGTGAGGAACATCCGGACGGCGCTCGTCAAGGCGAAGGTTCCGTCGAGCCAGCGCTACCTCGCGGTCAACCCGGAGGCCGCAGCGTTCCTGATGGACAACGTAGGCTCGCTGTTCAAGGCATCGGAGAACGGCTCGGACTCGGTCATCCGCAACGGCCTCATCGGCACGTACCGCGGCTTCACCGTCATCGAGACCCCGTCGGCGTCCCTGGCGAACACGGCCAAGCCGTGCTTCGTCGGCTACTGGGGTCGCGCTGTCGGCTTCGCTCAGCAGCTGCTCAAGACGCGCGCGAACCCCGCCCTCGACGCCTTCGGCGACCAGGTCGACGGTCTGCACGTGTACGGCGTGAAGGTCATCCGGCCGACCGCCGTCCAGACGTACATCTCTCTCTGATCGGAGCCAGCATGTTCATCCACGCCAAGAATGGGAACGTCTTCGAGGTTCCCGACGACCAGGCCGACGCGCTCGTCTCTCAGGGGCATCTCGCATTCGAGAAGGTCGAGGACGCCCGCAAGGCCAAGACGCCCAAGGACAAGGCTCCTGCCGAGTCCGAGGCTGACGAGTCCTGACCGGAGGTCGTCATGCTGCCACCGTTGGCTACCCTCAGCGATGCTGCCGACTACGGGTATGAGTCCGTGTCGGAGGCCGCCCTGTTGCGCGCTTCGTCACGCGTGCGCGGCGAGCTTCGCCAGCAGCTGTCTGCGGGTACGTCAACGGTGGTCGGCATGGGACCTTCGGTCACGCTTCCCGAGCGCCCCGTCACCGCCGTCACGACCGTTAAGGATGCGGACGGTCGTGATGTTCCGTTCACTCTCTCCGGCGCTGACGTGGAGACGGCGACGTGGGGGCCGCTGACGATCACGTACGCGCACGGCCTGACGGCGCTCCCAGATGAGGTCGTCGAGCTCGTCTGCGCGATCGCGTCTCGAATCACGAACGCCGCCCCTCAGGTCGCCCAAGGGGTCGCGTCCGAGTCTGCAGGGCCGCACTCGATCACCTTCGGTATGGACGCATGGAAGGCACAGTCGGGACTCACGGCCGGCGAGAAGGAGACGCTGCGGCGCTATTGGCCCAAGATGCCCCGGACTATCTCGATGGGGTCGGCCGCCACCCCGCCTGGCGCGCTCGATGTCTGAGTGGGTCACGCTACGCCGCGCGGCTGACGGTACTGCGGACCGCTACGGGGATGCCACGACGGCGCGCACTGACGTCACGCTCGAGGCGTTCGCCGTGTACCCGCGGACCTCGTCGGAGTTCGAGGAGCCAGGACGCGACCGCGTCACCGACGGATTGACAGCAGAGATTCCCGTCGGAACTGTCGTCGATCCGCGCCGCGACCTGTTCGTGGTCCGCGGCAACACCTATGAGGTGGACGGCGAGCCCGGCGACTACCGATCGCCGTGGACCTCATGGCGGGTGCTCGTCGTCAACCTCACGCGCGTGAAGGGGTGACGATGGCGAAGATCAGGCTCATTCCGGGGCAAGTGAGCGCAGTCATGTCCTCGCAGGGCATGCGCGACTTCCTGTCCGGCATCGTGGAGTCGATCACCGACCACGCTCAAGAGACCGCCGCTCGCGAGACTGGCGCGTACGCAGACTCGATCTCCGGATATGTAGAGCAGCGCGGAGACCGTGCCGTCGGCATCGTGTCGACAATCTCCCCGTATGGCGCGAAGCTCGAAGCCCAGACGGGGAACCTCGCCCGAGCGTTGGGCGCATACCGTGGCTGAGACGCACCTTCTGCCCCGTGATCCACAGGCGGTCCTCATCGGCATTCTGCGCCCCGCGCTGGCCGCAACATGGCCCGCCGTGAAGGTCGGCGCGACACTCCCCGACCCGATCCCGACGCGTTGCGCCACCGTCCGCTCTGACGGTGGCCCGATGGTCGACCAGGTGCAGACGGTCGCGCGTATCGGCGTGAACCTGTGGGCACCATCCGAGGCTGACGCGTTCGACATGGCTGCCGTCACCGAGAAGGCGCTTCTGGGATCTGTCGATGGGCTGGTCGTGCTCGGCATGACATCAGTGTCTGGCCCTGTGCCTATCGGCGAAGCGATCCAGCCGGCGAAGCACATCTACATGACGTTCGAGGCCGTGCTCGCGGGCTCGACAGGTTAACCGAGAGGAGTGGGCTCATGGCCCGAACGACAGAGGCCGCGGGCGACAGCGCCGAGGCCGTCACCGCCGAGGAGACCGTACCCCAGGCCGCCGAGTACGTCGCGGCGCAGGCTGCGGAGTACAGCCAGTGGGTCGCCGCCGAGGACATCTACGTCGGCACCGCCCGCGCGTACCGCGAGGGCGACCCCGTCCCCGCGTCCAACGTGGCGCTTCACGAGTACGACAAGCACGGTCTCGTGCAGAAGGTGAGCTGACATGCCCACGACGCCAGTCCCGAGCCTGCTCGTTGGAGCGGGGTACCTCTTCTGGGCTCCCCTTGGCACCGCCGAGCCCACGAACACCGTCACCGGATCCAAGTTCACCGACGCTTGGCCGGTCGCCTGGCTGTCACTCGGAGCGACGAAGGACGGGTCGACGGACAAGACGTCGACCAAGATCGAAGCGATCGAGGCGGCCGAGTTCATCGACCCGCTGCAGTACGTCACGACCGGTCGTGAGGCGTCCTTGTCGGCCTCCCTCATGGACTACACGCTCGCGAACTTCAAGCGCGCCATGAACGGCGGCACGCAGACGACCGTATCGGGCACCGGCGCGACGTCGCTCACGTCGTACACGCCGCCGACGCCGGGCGCCGAGATCCGCTGCATGCTCGGGTGGGAGTCGCTCGACAACACGGTCCGCAAGATCTACTACCAGTGCTTCCAGGGCGGCGACACCAGCCAGGACTACGCCAAGGCACCGAAGAACACGGTGATCCCGGTCGAGTTCAAGCTCGAGGTCCCGTCGTCCGGCATCCCGTGGAAGATGTACGCCGCCGGCACGGCCCGCGTCGGCACGTAGCAGTCTCCGACCGGGCCGCTACCACGAGCGCGGCCCGGTCGGTTCACCTTCCCTCGTGGCAACTCGTGGAGGATCATCATGCATCTTGGCTCACTGTCGCCCGTCACTGAGAAGGCGTCCGAGGCGATCACGTTCGACTGGTACGGCGAGACGTTCACCGCCCAGGACTCGTCGCTCGAGATCACCATCGCCGACTTCCTGGACCGCTTCGGCGACATCGACATGGAAGACCGAGAGGCGATGGTCGGAACGATCGTCGCGCTCAAGGCGATGGCGCGGGACCTCGTCATCGAGTCCGAGTTCGACCACTTCTGGTCGGTCTCGCGGAAGAATCGAGTCGGTGCGCTCGAGCTAATGGGGCTGTTCCGCGCCCTCGTGGAGCAGGTGGCAGACCGCCCTACTGGGCTGCCCTCCGGCTCTACGGATGGGCAGTCGGCAACGCCTCGGAGCTCTGCACGTACGCCGGAGTGGATCGCCGAGTCGGCAGCCCCTGGGCGGCCGGACTTGCAGGTCGTCATCGCGGACGCACAGCGCACTGCCTGATTGTCGCGCTCGGCATCGCGGGCGTGTGTGACCTTGCATGGACGGTCCTCGCCGACCGGATCCGCACCGTTTGCCGAGAGAACCCGGACGGCCCCGAGGCATCAGTCTCCGAGTTCCGCCAGGCCCTCCTTGAACCTCGCGAGTCGGAAGTTCTGACCTCCGACGAACGCCGGCTGAGGGCGCTACTTCACATCTGAACAAAGGGGGCTGAGCGTGACCACGATCGCCGAGGCGTACGTCCAGCTCAAGCCCTCGATGCGCGGCTTCACCGCGGACATGAACCGGCAGGTCGGCCCCGAGATGGACTCAGCTGGCAGGTCGGCCGGCAAGTCGTTCGGCGGTGGCATGGTCCCCATGCTCGGCGGGATGGCGGTAGCGGGCGCGGCGGCCCTTGTGGGTCTCGGCGTGGCGGGGTTCGGTGCCGGGGTCAAGACGGCCGCATCCATGGAGCAGGCTCGGATCTCGTTCACGACGATGCTCGGCAGTGCACAGCAGGCAGACGCCTTCCTCAAGCAGCTCGCCGACTTCGCAGCTCAGACGCCGTTCGAGTTTCCCGAGCTGCAGACCGCAGCCTCGGCGCTCATCTCGTCGGGCGTGCAGGCCAACAAGGTCATCCCGATCATGAAGACCCTCGGCAACGTCACGTCCGGCATGGGCACCGGCTCCGAGGGCGTCAAGCGCGCGACGGTCGCCCTACAGCAGATGCAGGCTGCGGGCAAGATCACGGGCGAGGACCTCAACCAGCTCCGCGACGCCGGCATCCCCGTATACGACCTGTTAGCAGCCGCGACCGGCAAGAGCAAGGAAGAGGTCGTCGGGCTCGCCAACGCGGGGAAGTTGGGCAAGAAGGAACTCGACGCCATGATGACTGCCCTCGAGACGGGCAAGGGCCTCGAGCGTTTCAACGGGCTCATGGAGGCTCAGTCGCAGTCTCTCTCCGGGCTGTGGTCGACGTTCGGCGACAACCTGAATATGGGTCTCGCGAAGGCCGTGGAGCCGCTGATCCCGATGCTCAAGGATGGACTCGGCAAGACCGCCGAGTGGCTGGGTAACGTCGCCATGCCGGCGATGGCGAATGGCATCAAGTCCGCGATCGACTTCCTCGGACCCATCGTCGACTCGGTCCGCCTGTTCTGGGGAACGTTCACAGGTGAGGGCGCCGATACCAACCTCGCTGAGGACAAGATCAACGGGATCATCGACGCGGGCGCAGCAGCACGGGACGCCTTCGACACGATGGCCCCCGCCATCCAGCAGGTAGTCGAGGCGTTCCAGTACGCGTACTCCGTCGTCGCCCCCGTGGTGCAGCAGATCGCGTCGGCCATCATGGACAAGCTCGGTCCGCTCATGCCGACGATCGTCGGGATCTTCAAGGGCGCCTTCGAGATCATCGCCGGCATCATCACGGTAGCCGTGCAGACGTTCCAGATCTTCTGGGCACAGTGGGGCGGAACGATCCTCGAGTACACGAAGGGGATCTTCGGCTTCATCGTGAACGTGATCGCCGCGGCCGTCGACATCATCAAGGGCATCGTCCAGGCCGTCTCGGCAGCATTGAAGGGTGACTGGCAGGGCGCGTGGGACGCGATCAAGGCTGGCGCCTCGGCGGCGTGGGGGCATCTCAAGTCGGCATTCTCGGACGGCGCGGCTGCGGTCTGGGCGATCGTTGAGAAGGTCGGCAAGGACCTCGGCGACGCGTTCGACGCGATGTGGAAGGGCGCGAAGGACGTCGGCTCGAACATCGTTCAGGGCATTGCGAACGGCATCAGCGACGGCATCCAGTGGGTCGTCGATGCGGCCAGGGAGGTGGCCGGCGCGGCACTGCAGACAGTCAAGGACTTCCTCGGCATCAAGTCCCCCTCGACAGTCATGGAGAGCCAGGTCGGCTTCCAGATGTCTGCTGGCGTGGCGAAGGGCATCGGTGGCGGCAGCGGCCTGATCGACTCAGCCATGAACGACCTCGCGGCGCGGGCGTCTCGTGGCGTTGGAGTCGGAATCGGTGGCATCGCTGCGGGTGAGCCGAACGACGGTTCCATGGGGGGACGCGTGACTCATAACTGGTACGTGACGGGCGCAACCCCTGAGGCGCTGTTTGCTCAGTTCTCGCGCCGCACGAATGCATTGGCGGCCATCTGATGGTCACACTCTTGGCGCCGTCTTACGTGTCAGTGGGCGGCATCAACCTCATGTCGGTCGATGACTTCGGGGTGATGTGGTTCCTTGACAGGTTCACGGGATGGGGCGCTCCCGGAGGAACGCTCACCGCTAAGCAGCGCGCGCGGGCGGCTGGCGCATGGGCTGGACTGTCGTACTCCAAGCAGCGCACGCTAGTCCTTGGCGGAGTCTGCACCGCTCCGAGCCAGGAGGCTGCGTCGGCCGCGCTCGACAGGCTGATCGACGAGTGTTCGCTCGATGACGTGACGCTGACCGTCTCAGAGGCGGGTCGGCTGCGTTGGTGCACAGTCCGGCGTGACGGCGAGGTGATTCCATCGTGGATCAACTCTCGCCAGTTCCGATGGTCAGTCCAGCTCGTCGCTCTTGACCCGCGCAAGATGTCGGCGCCCCTGACTGGCTCGACAGGGCTTCCCTCATCCACGGGCGGTCTGACGATCCCGTTCACGGTGCCCTTCGCGATCAACTCCACGGTCGCGTCGGGGCAGGTGAGCCTCACGAACCCTGGCAACGAGACCGGCCCCGTGACGCTGCGCATCGACGGCCCCTGCGTCGGCCCGGTCGTCACGCATGTGGGCTCGGGTCTGCGGCTGGTGTTCGCGTCGTCGCTGACGTTGGGCGCCGGCGAGTTCCTGCTCATCGACATGGAGGCCCAGACGGTGCTCGCACAGGGGCAGTCGTCGCGGTCGATGTGGGTCACGTCGCGCGAGTGGTCGGGCTTCGAGCCGGGCAGCAACACGTGGAGCTTCGCCGCAGCGTCGGGAACGACTGGGCTTCTGACCGTAACCGCAACCCCCGCAGACAAGTAAGGGAGCATCATGGTTATTGCCGTTTGGCCTGTTGACGCAGTCACCGGAGCGCCGTCCTACACGGGTCGACTGCTGCGGCAGACCATGTCCGCGCTCCTTCCCGGAGCAACCTCGGGGAACCCGTTCGCGGTCACGTCTGGCGTTCGCGCTGGGACCTCGACGACCACGGTCACAGCCACGAGCACGGTGTGGACGGTCGGCCTTCATGCGGGCGTCCTGAACCTCGAGGCGGCTGCCGAGTCGGGCCCGTACTGCTACGCGGTGAACACGGCGCAGACGGGTGCTGTGACCGCAGCCCATGCGACCCTGCCGCGCGTCGACATCGTGTGGGTGCGGATCGATGACCCTGCCGAGTCTGACGGCTCGTCGGTCCCTGCTGTCGTCGCCGGGTACACGGCGGGCACCGCGAGCGCGTCACCTGTCGCCCCCGCGACCCCGGCGCGCTGCATGGTGCTCGCACAGCTGAACGTTCCGGCGTCGGGTGGGGGTGCGCCGACGGTTATGTGGAAGGCGCCGAACCTCGCTGGTCCTTCCATGCTGCTGGGGGTGGCGGAACTCACGTCGCAGACGCTCACCGGGGCGTCGTG